TCGGCGTTCCGAACGGAAAGCTGTAAATGTACCGGCCGTCAAACACGTTGATGTTGAACGCGCCCGATGTAACCACGGCAGTTCGTCCACCGGCTGACGTTGCACCGGTTCCGTACTCGAACCATTCATAGGATGACGCGGACGTGAATGACGTGGCTGTGTTGTACCGCAAAAATACGCCATTCCCACTGACCGTAATGTACTGGCCGTCAAACACGGGTGATTTGAACGCTGCGGTGTTTGCACCGGCGTACACCACGCTGAGCAGCACGAACGAGTCCCATGCGCCCGCCGTTGCAAACGTGCCTCGCGTGTCGTACCGGATCCACCGACTCGTCGTCACGTCCGACACCCAGTACACGTACCGGCCGTCAAATATCGAGGCGCTCAGATTTTGCTGAGAAATGCTCAGCACCGAGTTGTAGTTGAACGCGGCCCATGAACCCGCGGTTGTGAATGCGGCGTTCGTGTCGTACCGGATGATGAGCGTGTTTTGGTACTTGTCGGCAAAGTAGACGTACCGGCCGTCGAACGTCGGTGTCACCTGAAGATTGATGTTGACTGCGACGACACCCGTCACTTTGAGATCAATCGTGTCGACGCTGAGACTCTGCGTGTCGAAGCGATACACGGTGTTGTAGGCACCGGCGGCGTCGTTCGAACCGGCGTATGCGTAAATGTACCGTCCGTCAGTGCATGCAACCCGTCGAGGTATGCCGGCAGGGAACACGACGTACGATGACGTCAGGAACGTCGCGAGTGTCTGTGTCGTCGCGATCGGCACAGACACGATGTACTGATCGGTCGACACCGCAAACACTTCGCCGTTGATGACAAAGCTCGCCTCGAACTGCGCATTCGGACTCACGTCACCCATCTGAACAAACGTCGGAGCGACAAAGGGTACCCTTGGATTCACGAGCCCGAACATGTTGTACGAAAAGACGTAGATGTACGTGCCGTCAAACACCGCCGTGTTTGAGTACAGGGTCGGGAAGACGGGTGTGACGGTTGACGACGCGCTGTTCAGGAACCCGTAGCCGCTCAAGGGAACATCGGTCGCCGTCAGACGCGAAAACTGTTCGAACGCCACGCGAACCTTTACATCCTGACGGTACAAATCCCGGATCGGCAAAGCCATTTCGGGCGAGAATGGCAGCGTGATGTAGTACGTCCGGGGAATCTGTGCCGTGCTCGTGTCACCCTTGCCATTGAGCAGCAGCAGCGCCGCCTGATTTTCGTACTGAACCTCGAGATCCTGGCGAATTTCAATGTACTCACCAGTCACGACATCGAGCGTCTGACCGCCGACCAAAAACTCTGCCGTTCGAATGAGATATGTGCCGACCGAATCGACATACGTCAGACCGACCGGTGGTGTAAACCCAGGGACCCACCCACCTTGCTCGAGCGTGAACGGCGCCTGGAGAGTGGTTGTCGCCGCGTAGGTGACAATGCCGGATGTACCCAACTTTGTGCCGAGCTTGTCGTCAAACCCGAAAAAGGCGGTTTCGGTCGCCAGGAATCCGATGCGTGCCACGCTCGCCGCGAGGGTAAAAGTCAGACGATCGACCCCATTGTACGTCACGGCAGTCAGGTATGCCGACACGGGAAGCCAGGTCAGAACGGCCGATGAATAAAAAGGCTGGTTCGACCGAACCTGTAAAATCTCCAGCACATTGCCAGACGAATCGATGATATAGATGTACGGCTGGAACGTGGCTGAGCTGACAGGGTAGCACCACCCGGGCTTGCGATAGAAGAGGGCGGGCAACGTACACTTGAGCGTCATCTTTTGAATGAGATCACCCTTGGTCGGAAGCGTGCACGTGACGGTCGATCCGAAAAAGACGTTCGACGTGTCGAACGGCACCTCGTACGATTCGAGTACGTAGGGTTCACGTTTGCGATACAGTGTCAGAAAGTACGTCTGTTTCGGCATCCCTGTGAGCCACACGTCTTGCTCACCACGCGCTGCAAGTCGAATGCTGGCACTCGACATGTCCTACATGTAGGCAATGGTTTTTTACGGCGCGACACAGGCGCTCTGGAAAAATACCTCGAACTAGTAGTGAAATGGCGGCAAATTTGCAGCTCAGGAAATTTGACCCCAGCACAATCGCGGACGACAAGGTGTGTGTCTTCATCGGCAAGCGTGGCACTGGTAAATCGACCCTCGTGACTGACATCATGTACTACAAGCGACACTTGCCGGTCGGGATCGTCATGTCAGGCACGGAGGACGGGAACCACTACTACAAACAGTTTGTGCCCGACCTGTTCATCTACGGCGACTATAACAAGTCGGCGATCGAAAAGGTGCTCGCCCGTCAACGAACCATCGTCGGCTCGGGACGCAAGACGGGTGCTTTTCTGCTCATGGACGATTGCATGTACGACAAGGCGTTCATGAAGGATACGTGCATCCGGCAATGCTTCATGAACGGCCGTCACTGGAAACTCTTTTTCATGCTGACGATGCAGTACTGTATGGATCTGTCGCCTGATCTGCGTGCCAACGTCGACTATGTGTTTGTCCTGCGTGAGAATGTCATCCAGAACCGCGAGCGGCTGTACAAGTCATTCTTCGGCGTCTTTCCGACGTTCGACATGTTCTGCCAGGTGATGAACGCCTGTACTGAAAACTATGAGTGTCTGGTCCTGGACAACACGAGCAAATCCAATCGGATCGAGGATTGCGTGTTCTACTACAAGGCGCCAATTCGTACGGGGTTCCGCATCGGTTCAGACGCCATGTGGCAGTATCACGCCAAAAACTACAACCCGAAACACCCACCGGCGCTTCAATCAACATCTGGAACACCTATGGTCAAGAAGGGGTCGTCGACATTCACAATCAAGAAGGTCTAACGGTTTTTTTCACGGTCATTAATAAATGCTCCGCCGATCTACGTCCGCTCCAGCTCGTCTCGGTCGCTCCCCTTCAGCGATCAACCAGTTGGCTCTCATGCTGGCAAACCTGCGTCTTGGCGCATCACCCATGAACATAAACAACCCGCGTAAGCGTCGTCGCAGCCCGACAGTTCGTCGGTCGCCCGGTGGAGCTCGCAAACGCACTCGTCGTTAAGTACGCGCCCCAAGTCGCTAAAAAGACTCTCGCCGTGAATCAATGGAGAACATGGATTTTGGCTCAGGCGGTTCTACCATGATTCAGTACATTCCGACGGTTGACGATCTTCCTCCGCAGCAGCAGACACTCGATCGTCAAATGGGGTCGAACACTCGATCGGAACCGGTCGGACGCGGCGAGGTTCCTCCGGCCGGCCCCGGTGCAATTCCGCTTTTCCAAGACGAAAAAACTTCTGACCAGAATAATAACATGATGGATTTCTCGAGCTCGATCGCCGATGTTATGCCATCTGCTTCGTTTGACGATGAAGGTGATCGCTCACCAGGTGGCGTCAACTCGTCCACGTACGTTTCGCCGACCAACAACCGCGTGACGGCCGTGAGCCCGGGTATGATTGGCGCTTCGCCGTCGAAGAAGTCTGGTAACCCTCTGGGACTGACTGATGAGCAGTTCCAGGCGGCTGTGGCAGGTCTGGTGGCACTGGCGGCATTCTCCAAGCCCGTCCAGGACAAGTTGGCCGACACGATCCCCAAGTTCATGTCCGAGGCGGGTGAAATGTCCACGACCGGTATGGCGGTGACTGCCATGCTCGTCGCGGTTCTGTACTTTTTCGCGCTCAAGTTCCTGAAGAACCAGGTTTAAAGTGACATACACACCATGCATAAATCGTTCGGGTCCCTCCCGACACATTTATGTAGTAATTTGACCGCCGCAGTACGTCATCGGCGCGCTCTGTGCTGAAATCAGACCGAGGTTTGCACAAAGGAGCCGCAAGTCTTTGAAGCTTTGCCAGTACGCATCCGAGTGATCGTATTCAGGAACAGTCATGTGTGCAAGCTCATGGATGAGCACGTGCATCGCTGCATCGAGCGACCCCTCTGCATCGATGCACATGTATATCTCGTAGCCCTTGTTGACATTGTAGCCGATCGTGCCGCTCGTCATACGAGACGAGTCGATGCCGGTCAGCAGCGGTTCGTGACGCCGAAGCACCTCGAAGCGCTCATCAATCTGCCGCGTTTGGCGCAGATGGGTCAACAGGACGTCGTACCGATCACGGACATCCGTGAGCATCTTCGGTTCTTTAATAGATGCGATGGCCCAGGCGAGCAAGATGAGCAGCGTGCAAATGAGGGTGATGTCGATCAAGTTCACCTTCATATCTACTCTTTGCGTTTGAAAATAAACGTCGAGTAAATGTCCGAAATCAGGCCGGTGCTGGTGTTCAGCATGGGACTCCACCGCTCGAGTTTAAACCACGGGCGCAGGGCGTGCTCGAGCAACGCCCGCGAAATGATCGGCTCAGTCTTGGCACCATCGGCATAAAATGGTCCGTCGACCAGTCGTACTGAAATGTGACTCGAGTCGACCGTCTCAACCGTATTTCCCAACGTGTCCGGTGATGTAAACTCGGTGATCCGCGCCTTGTCTGGGGTGATCCCGATGAGGTATCCACCGGGCTTGACGGCCCGGGCAATCGCCTTGGCCGATTCGCCGAGCGCCTCGACAATGTAGTGAATCGAAAAGTTGTAACAGACGACGTCAAAGTTGTTGATGTGGACATCCCGAATGTCCCCGTGAATGAGTATGACCGGAAGGCCCATGTCATCAGCCCGCCGTTGTGCCTCGACGAGCGACTCTTGATCGGGGTCGACGCCGACAATCCTGAGCGCACCAGCCACCTTCCACTTGTGCCAGTCGCCGCCTCGACCGCACCCACAATCGAGCACGATGTTACCCGGGCGTACAATGCCCAGAATGAGCTCACGCTTCTTCTGATTATGCAGACGACGTAGGGTTTCCATTGCGCGTCTGCGGTTTTTCACTTAAAACAAAAGGGCGTCTACTGTTTATATGGCGTCTGGTGGCATGCTCGAGCAGGATTTCCTGACTGTCCCCGGTCAGGTGTACGCACTCATCTCCATCGTCGGCCCGGATCAGCCGCAGAAGAATGAGAAGCTGGGTATGAAGATTCGCGGTTGCTTCCCGACCAAGGATGAGGCGGCTGCGCACGCCAAGCGCCTCCAGAAGGAGGATGCGCTCGTCGACATTTACGTGGTCGACATGTACAAGTGGCTGTTGATTCCCCCGGACCGTGACCAGATTGACGACGTGCACTACCAGAACGAGAAGCTCGAGGAGATTATGTCCAAGTATCGCGAGAACCAGCGCGACGCGGCGTCCCACTTTGAGAAGCGCAAGCGCGACATGATGGCCAAGCCGATCAGCAACAGCGCGACGCCTTTCATCGAGGCGGGCGACGAGAACTCCAAGTTTTACAGCAAGCCCGACGTGCCCCCGATTCCCCACCCGGCTGAGCTCATCGACGAGCTCAAGAAGGAGTTTCCAGAGGCGGACATGCAGGAGTTGGTGGCCAAGGCGGACGTACGCATCGCGGCCGAGATTATCAAGCGCCGTGAGGAGCTGGAGAAGGAGCGTGCCGCGGCGGCAGAGGCTCCTCCGGTGATCGGACCGATTGACACGCCCGCACCGATCGGTTCCGACTCGACTCCCAACCTGCTCAAGTAAATTCTCGACCGACTAGTAGATGAAGTGGCCTTTGTACATTGGGATCGCCCTCCTCGTGGTGACGATTCTCGTACTCTTGATCAGGCCAAAAAAGAGTTGCTATGCGCCACCCCGTGACGAGAATACGGTTCTTCCATTCGTCGAGGACGTGAAAGAGCAGCCGCAGGATCAGACTGAAGTGTTCAAGGATGCATCTGGTTGGCTCAACATGCGTGAACACCCGCTTACGGGGTATTTTCAGGAGGATGCGTTTTCAAACGTCGCTGCGTATGGTGACTTTGTCGGTCTCGAATCGTCAGCCGGGAATGCACCAATGACGGTGATCCCAGCCTACAGTAACGTGACGGCCGAACCAACTCAGACTGAATACCTTCCTGCGACAACGTCGCGCGAAATCCCCTTTATCGGTGAAATAGTTTGAGGCCCTGGCGGGGGTCGAACCCGCAATCTCGAGATTAGAAGTCTCACGCCTTATCCGATTAGGCCACAGGGCCGGAAATGTCCCTAGCGGGGCTCGAACCCGCGACGTCGAGCTTTCGTGAGCGCTTGCTCATAAGACTCGCACTCTAACCAACTGAGTTACAGGGACTACTGCCGAAGTACAATCGGCGTCAACGACTTGCCGAGAAGCAAGCCGATGAAAAATGCACCAAACACGAGCACGAGGGTTTGCTTCGAGACACTCTCGAGAAACTCGTCATGCTTTTGAAGCTGCTGTGGGAGGTAATACTCCTCAC